TGAATGTACAAGTTTTAGTTAATTTAAAACCAGCATCTCCTTCAGCTTTACGAATAGCTACAACAGTTCTATCAGCATTAAAACCAAAAGATACTCTATCTTCTCCTTCAACACTTAATAACTCTTGTGCAGCTTTATTAAAGCTAAACTTTCTACCAGCACCTGCTTTTGCTAATGCTGCCATTGTCATTACAGGATAATCATATTTTTCTGTTTTTCGCTGTCTTTGTGAGGGCACAGCATCCCATGTGAAATCTTCCATTTCTTGTTTTTAAAAATTAATTAAATTGAATAATACTCTCTGATTGTTTTATTGACATTGATAAGATCATTATCGATCATTTCTTCTTCAAACATTTCGAGAGGGGTTTTACATGTATCTGATCCTGATGATACAGTTCTAAATACATGGCGATTAGGTTTGCCAGGAGATTTTACAATCTCTGTGTATAGAACTATAGTGCTAAAAGACTCAGGAACAAATCTTTCTAGCATTTTACCTTGCACTCCAATACGCTCAGATGCAAATCCAGAATCATCGTAATGTGTTTCAGGATGAGCCATAAGATATACTATGATATCATCGCGCATAGAGTCATTAATAAAATTAATGAGGTCATATTGACTAGCCGCCATTTTTGACCATTTATCAAAGCCTTTCTCAGCTCTGAACTTTTGACTCATAACTGTATCAGTCATGATTCTTGACCAAGTATCAATAATAACAGTCTTGACGTTCTCTAATTTGTTCACTTTCTGTAAAGTGTTTAGTACGATTGCTACATCAGATGTTTTACGATAATTGCGTTTTTCTTCGTTATACTTTAAATTAAACTGTTTAAATGGTAATGCCTTTTGATCGGTATTTACTATTACAGTTTCTTCGGGATTAAGCAGCCTCATAGAGGTAGATTTTCCCATACCTGATTTACCAACCAGGAACACTAATTGTGCCATAAAATTAAATTTTGTGATTATTACTACTATATAAATATAGTCATTTTTCCCTGTATTTACAAGGGTTTCAGGTGTTAAATACTCTTAATTTCTTTCTTTACTTCATCTTGTTTCTTTTTACGTTTGTTATACAATTCACCCCTTAAATGTGGGTGCTCTTCCTGTACCTTTCTAGATGCTCTACCGAATGAATCTATGTAAGGTATTTCCCTAGATTCCATATCTTTTAGAGCTTCTTTAAAAGGTTTATTTACATCATACTGAATATCTAATAAGTAATGATAAAATAATCTTTCATTAGAATCCCTTAATTCAGCATGCTTAGTAAGCTTATCTTTTACCCATTGATATTTGTCTTTAATCATTGTCATATACAGTGATTAATAATTGCTCTTGAAAATGTAGAATTTTTTCCACTGTTTTCCATTCAGCGTCTCCTATATTCTTTTTACTAAAAGCCACTTCTATATATTGACCATTACTAAGGCCTTCCATAGATAACTTTTTAAGACAAGATTTTAAAGCAGAATACTCAAATTCATTGTCTATAAGAGATGTATAAAAATTTAATACACTAGCAGACTGTGCTACACTAGCAACAGAATAGTCTCCTAACTTATATAAAGCAGGCAAAGGAAATGCTTTATGCACTTCTTCTATAATTTCAAACTTTTCATATAACTTTTTAGATAACTCAGGCTTTTCTTTATCAGCTGGATCTTTTGTACAGTTGATATTGTTAATTAATAGGGATATCTTACCCTCTTCGAAAACTTTACTAATGCTTTCTTTTACTGTTTTTACAATTGGCATTTTATTTTGAATTTAAACTTGAATAATAATCATGGATCCTTTTTAATTCTTTAGGCTTTCCAATGATTTCGTTTGCTTTGGGTAATTGATAATAACCACCTATTTCACCCACAAATAGGAAACTTGCTAATAGATTTACTTCACCATCACGATTCTTACATATTTTAGTTAATCTATATCTATTCTTATACTTTGTAATATCAAAACCTAGGCATTTGTCTATGCCGTAATAAAACGGACTAGCTAAACCTATTACAGTATTAGCATCTTCTGACATATTACCACTGTTTTTGATATCACTTAACATAGGCATCCAGTTGTCTTTCTCTCTACGGTCCATAGATTCTGAAGAACGATTAATTTGAGATATAACTGTAGGACTAAAGTTGAACATATTTCTAAAGAATACTAAAGTTCTAGATATTTTATCCATAGCTTCTTTTAGATTAGCATAATTGCTGTAGTTTATAAGACCTATATGATCTATCACAACAAGAGTAATTAGTTTAGGATTATCAGGAATATAATTTATAATGATATTATCCTTGTTTCTAATAACTTTACCACGCTTTTCTGCATAACCCATTAGATCTTTGTATAAGAATTCTGGACTAAGAGAAGTACGATAATGTAAGTACTTATCTTGTATCTCATTCATCTTAGCCTCGTAATGAGGTATGAGAGCTGCTACTTCAGGACGTATCTCTGAAGAACCTAGCGATCTTATCTCATTAAGATTAGTGAGTATACCGTGTTCACGCCATATAAGACTTGCAATATGTTTTGCTATCTGATATGCTGGCGGTATTTCTAGAGAATAATATATAATTTCTAGATCATGAATGTATCCAGGGTTAGATTGTAGAAAATCTATTGCCCCATATACATAAGTTGAATTGACAAATGCGGTTTTACCGACACTTGTACCTGCGAAAATTAAATCATAACGACCTGGCTGTATATTTTTTATATGATCACTTAACGTTGTAAAACCTTCAAAAGGTATACCTGTATTTAATCCTTGTTTGCCACGTTCTATGTCTTTTTTTAATTTATCCCAATGCTTGATTTTTGCTGTCATATAATTTTTAAATTTGATCAGAATTCCACTCCTGTTCTTCTACACCTTTATCTTGTATAAATACTTCCCACTGTTCCCACATACAATTATTAAGAACAGTTTCCATATTAGGTAAATACTGAAGTTTATTAGATCTTTTTTGCATATTTATAAATGCTTCAGTTGCTTTAATAGCTAGTTCATGTTGAGCAGTTTTCTTGACTCTAGCAAGATATTTCTTTTCATGTTTTTTAGCTACTTGAGCAATATCACCAGATGCACGAAGTACTCTGTTGCCTACTCTTACAGGATAGCATTGATAGAATTCCCAAAAATTAATTTGATCTCCACGTATACCAAATAATTTTTCTATTTCACCATTGCTAATAACAGTATCTATAAACAAGCCCCCTAAAGATAAAATATAAGGGGATTGTTCTAAAGATTTTCTTATGTCAATTGCGACAGTTTCTCCAAAGATTTCTTTTATATTAGAATAATCTTTATTATATAGAAGTTGTAGAAGTACTATTTGATTTGGGGTCAAGGATGACTGCTGGAGTAGCTCCAGAGTTAGATGTATCTTCATAATTAATTTGATTTAAAAACTCCTCTAAGGTACAAAAAATTACTCTTTTTTTATCAATTCCATCGAGCCTTTTCTTGGTCCAAACGGCATCTTGTGTATCAGGAGTATATAGATTTACAATCACTGCTTGCTTATTTATTTGCATACGTACAACTCTACCTAATTGCTGTATAAACGTCCTTTTAGTAGAGTTTGAACCAGCAATGATAGCTATAGAACAGTCAGGTACATTAAAGCCCTCATTTAGTGCTTGTACACTGCTCAAGTACCGCACTTTTGTGCGTTTGTCTTTAAACCTTGCTACTATTGCTTTTTGATCTTTTTTAGTTATTTTGCTATGAAAACTCATACAAATATCACCAAGCTTTTCTTGCAATTTTTCTGCAAAGTCAGTAGTACCGCTAAATATAAGACCGTTTACTTTACCAAGTGCGTCTATAATATCATAAGTTGCTTCAACTTTGTTAGAATTATTAGAACATATAACTTTACGTTTTCTCATAGCATTATAATACATTGCTGCTTTTGCTTTCTGTTCATTAGAGCCTGATTTTAAATATGTCTGTGCATTTCTAAACGCATCTCCACCAAATCCTAATGAAGCAGCAAAATGTTTAAAGCTATTATCAGCTTTTTTATATGCTATTTGCTCATCATCTGGTAAAGGCACGGCTACATTATACACAGTATACGGACTAATCCATCCATTATCTAGGCACTCATCTACAGTTACTTGATCAATAAGTTTTAAATAATCTAGTATAATATCATGAAGGCCATCTTCACGTTCTAACGTTGCTGTTAGCCCCATCACATAGTCACAATCTGCTACTTCAAATATTCTTTTAAAACTATCTGCAGCATATCTGTGGCATTCGTCAAGCACTAACATATCATAATTACGAGGTTGCTTTATTGCAGTATTAATTACCAACACATCAGCAAACTTTATTTTATGTTTAGCTAATTCTACTTCCCATTGTGCTTTTAATGTAATAGTAGGCACAACAACTAGACAGGATTCTATACCTGCTTTTGTAACCATACCTTGTATTGCCATTATAGCAGTATAGGTTTTACCGAAGCCTGTAGCAGCTTGGAATATACCTCTAAAGTTATTTTCTCGCCATTTCTTTAGCACTTCTATTTGTCTTTCTGTTCTTGTCATTTAATTGTTTTTAATGTTGCCAATACTTTGTTATTTCAGGTTCTGCTTTTAATTTTACTGTTTTACAGAACACATCACCTGCACGTTCCATACAATCTTGCAATACACTAGATATCTCACTAACCATATCTTCTTTACATTCTACAATCCATTCGTCATGAACGACATTAGCCATCTTAACGTTAAATAATAGATTATTTTTTTCTAAATATCTAAAGAAATATATACCTGCAAGCTTAGTAATATCCGCAGAAGAACCTTGTATAGGATAATTAAGTGACATTCTTTCGATATCACCTTTCTTCATAAAATACTGTCTTACTTTAGGCTTATAAAACTCTTGAAATTTACTAGTGTTTTTAGCTTTGTGTATTCTATAGTCAGACCAAAACTCAGGATCCTCATTAATCTCAGCTGTCAATCTTTGAAAGTCTTCAAAGAATGGTATAAAACATTTACGACCGCTTACATTATTAAACTGTATGTAACCTAGTTTTATAGCCTTATCTTTTTCTGTCTTAAAATAATCAGCTAGACCAGGGAATGCTTTAAAGTATGCTTTGTATACTTCTTCGCCTTTAGTCATAGATATATTAAGATTCTGAGATATAGTTATACCTGTACCGCCATAGTTAATTGCAAAACCTGCGCCTTTAGCTATTTGTCGTTTCTGTTTATGATCATTCTTAATATC